TTACCGAGATACCCTCTCTCCCACCTGTACGGGCTTGCCCAGGGGGATTCCCCGCTCGTTCATGGCGTTCTGTACATACTGCCAGTCCACCACCCCCACCGGGAGCTTAACATCCGCGGACTTCGCCAGCAACACCGCTTTCCCGCCGTGCATGGTTTTCATCGGAATCGTTACGTTTTTCATGGTTCAATTCTCTCTTTTGTTTTGTTGCTACTTGGCGTTTACATTCAAGCACGCCACCACACCCGGCACGATGACACAGAAACCCTCTGTGGACGCAACTACCTCAGTCTTCCCCGATTTACTTGGGCCAAAGCGTTTGTTCAAGTCAATCTTGATTGTCAGCACGTTCTTGTTCACGTCCATCTCTACGTTTCGCATGATTCTCTCCTTTGTTTTGTGCTAGGAATTCCCTAGCGGGTTCCTGAGAACTACTTACCCTCTTTCTCGACCACATCTGAATATGATACTGAGTGTCAATAGAGACATCTTTGCATCATACGCGAGCTTTTGGATGTACTGATCCGCTTTGCTCAAATCTCCTTGTTTCGGTTTCGGGTTTGTAATGGCTGTTAGCGCATCGAACAGATAATCCCCCGCATCCGATCTGTTCAATAGATCGTCCAAGTTGCCCAACTCTACCCCAAACTTAGTATCCATTTTCTCCCCTTTGTAATCTACGCCATTGTGAACGTAGATCACGTTGATAGCGAGTCAGACTCACTCCGTTACAATGCGGAACGGGTCTATCTTTTTCGGGAACAACCTCACAGTTATATACCTCAGCACACCCCGCACGAAGAGCATCCTCCAAGGTTAAATACACTGGGGTTGTCTCATTCCAATCTACACCGATGGGGGCATAACATCCCCGTCCTTTTGGATAGATCGCAAGAACTTCTTGCGCAGTCATTATTTTCTCTCCTTTCTTTTTCAAGTAGGAAGCTGGATTTCTTCCCGCGTAACCCGGAAGAAGTTCATCATGTAATGAACAGCTTCCCAAACGCTTGGGAATCCGCTTTCATGGAACACCACATCCATTTCAGCATCATCCGTTACGATTTCAGCCGTAAACTGACTGCCACTTTTCACTATCCTACACACTTTTCAATCCCTCCATTTTCTGCTAGGGAATTCCTAGCAGTTAACTTACCTAGAAGTACGTACCATGAGCACGTACTACTTTTTGCCCAACATACAATCCACTTTGTTTCGCAAAGTGCTTTATGATGCAAAGTCCTCTGTGAAACAAAGTGGTGCTGTAAATGCTCTCCCTATCTAACTCTCTCTGGGTAGAGAGAGTTCATTCAGCACAATGCGGAGCCGAAGCAGTGCGATCAGTGCTGTACCGCATGTGAGTACAAATTTCAAGTCATCAGGAGAAATGGTTCCTTTTGGTGATTGGGATGTTACTGATTGAAGAGTTTCCATCAGTTCACCACCTACGCCATTATTAGCAAGCTGGACTTGCAGCCTTCCGAATTCATAGGCGAATAGTTGAGGTATCATGGCTTATTTTACTCCTTTTATTGGGTTTTATGCTTGTTTTTGGCTTACTGAAGAGAAGAGAAGGCAATGCAAGTAAGATGGAAATAAGGGTAAAACGGCATGTTATTTACCCGCTAACTGGCAAAGATAGCTTCACCTTCCTTGCATTGCTATTTCGTTTTAAGGCAAGGATATTCCAGTTTTGTTGAATAGAGCAAGCATAATCCTATTCCAACCCACGGCGTATTAGGCTTTCCGTTTACAACACCGATTTGCTTTATTTGTGCCACGGCAAGCATTCCACCAAGTACACACGCAACTTACCCCGTTCCTGAGTTACGGCATGGGACTACCATGTGGTAACTCGTTTATTCATTTCACAGCGTGAATAAGCGTAGTTTTGCTGGTATTTCAGGGGAAAACTGGACTAGGGATACTACCCTGAAACTACCTGCTTACACTGATTCAGAGGCTTGATTCATGGCTTATTTAAGGCCAAGCGGATTGCTTCCTAAGCTATCATCCGCCGAATTCATGCGGTATGAGTAGAACATAACTGGGAATTACCGGGAGAGATACTATCCAATTCAATGCACAATGATTGAGTTATGGATAATCCGGCCCGGATTTACCCTGCTTCACAAGGGGAACATACTACCTGGACTGTGTAGGGCCGTAGAGAGCCTTGTACGCAGTTTAGGGGTTATTTCCCAATGTATAGCCGATATTCCACATGAGAGATGCCGCACGTATATGGCTTGCGTGCTTTGCCCACAAATGCTTTCCTACACTGTGTACTGCTAGGGAATCACTAGCGATTCGCTTCCAGCATTGTTTGTGAAGTACTTGCCAATGACGTGTGGGCTTGGGTGTTTACTGAGATTCAACTATATGAAAGAAGTGGCTTACAAGTTTTCGGCGTGCTTTCATCATCCGCGTACTTACCTGTATTCAGCAAGCTGCATGCTTCGTGCGGGGAAGTACTTGGTAGCAGCTACCGTGGGGAACTGTGTTGCTAGGGAATCCCTAGCAAATGGCGTGTTCCCGAACGTCGCGCCAAGTACGGATACCCGCGTTCATTTCATGCGTGCCCGCTTGCTCCACGGTGGAAGGGGAGTGAACTAGGCCAATCCATATCCACTATGTATAGTATAACATAAAACGGCATGAATGTCAAGCTAATAGAACTGTGTTCGTGATACACAGTGTAGTGGTAGAGTAGAGTGTATGGTGGAAGTGGGACAGAATCGAATGGGCAAAAGAAAAGCCCCGGAGTGGGTTAGACTCCGGGGCTGTAGGGCCATGTGGGTTAGATCACATGTTGCAATGGGGCACGCTGCACGAGCGACGACTGCGCTGCAAGCAACGCTTTGTCCAGTGCCTTGACGAGAGCATTGCGCGTTGTGACAGGAATGCACTGCGCGTCTTTGCTGCATACCCATGATACGATATTCAGCACTGATTCTGAAACCCATTCCGGAATGGCCTTCAGGTTGACCGTGGTTGTGTCCTTGTCCTCGACTGTGTCCACCACTTCCTTGCCACTACGCGGGGCACGCGGGGGAAGCGTGCGCTTGTTTGCCGCAACCCGCGAAGTAGGGTCACGGTATTCACGTTCAAGGTCAGCAAACAACCCGCGTGGACTTTTCGCAACAGACTGCAAGTACGCACGGACTTTCTCCGCGTCATACTGACACAAACGGTACACGGCGAGAATGTGTGAGATGACCACGCCAAACGGATGCTTCCCCGAATCGATTGCGGCCGTGCTGTATGCAGGTTCACCAATCGGACCTAACCATGCAGCAAGCAACGACTTTTGAAACGCTGTGCTTGTTGTCGCAGTCGCTTTGTCATCGTTTGCAATGATGGACAGCACAGATGCCACGGAGAGCAATTTGATCAACGATGTGCTTTGCAGTGCCTTGCCTTGCTCATGTTGCGCAAGGCAATCGTTTCGTAACTTGACTTCTTCTTCACGCAGGCAGAGTGTGCGCCCGTTGCACGTGATTTCCTGCGCGAAGACTTCTTCAACGACTTGTTTCTTTTTCATGATTCTTTCCTCTTTTCGCCGGTCTGCCTACCCCGTGCGTCAATCGCCGGGGAACGTGCATTGTGCATGCTCCCCGTGGGTTTCTATGGCCGGTTTCAATTGTCAATGAACACTATCAACATATGCAGTATATCATGACCGGCGCTTCCTGTCAAGTACTTTCCAGTATCTTTCAATAGGTTATTTTAATGCCAGTCGCTAGGGAATCCCTAGCATCTGGTACAGCATATACATTGCTATATCCAAGCATAGGGGGGGGGAGTCTAGTTTACAGTATACAGATAGAGAGAGCAGAGTCGTTCTTACCAGCGATTATATATTCTGGTACAAAATAAGCTATTTATAAAGTTGTATTAAAGCAACTCTTTATACTATATTCTACTCTACCCACGGTGATAGTTTCTCTGGGGAAAATAAGCTATTTAATAAGTTTATTTAATACAACTCTTCACTTTATATAAAGCAACTTTATACTCTATTCACCTTTACCCACGTAGTTATACTCTCTGTGTCAAAATAAGGTTATTGTAAAAAAGTTGTTTTTATTATACCTATACCCACCCCTATAGAAAATTTTTATTGGGTGTTTTTGCTGTGAAGTAGTTCTGGAGAACTTCTGGTGCTTAATATCTTGTGCTTGGGTTCTTATCTGGCTGGTGCTTTGGTGTAGAATTGGGCTTGCAATGCTAGGGGCCCTATGATAGAATAGGGCTTCGATGCACTATGAACCCGAAACCATGAAAAGCTAAATGGAGGATGTGTGTCATGCAGGAACTTAACGAAGCGGAATACGTCGAGGTATGGACATCCAGGGACAAAAACACGTACAGGGTTGGGCTTGAAGCACCTGGGAAGGACGATACGAAGCCTTCACCTGACGTACAGCGCATCCAGAACGGAGTGCTACGATATGTTACACGCATGTTCCTCAAGACGGACTATCTGCCGCGGATTGTACGCGCGCTGGAGGCGCGCGGGTACATTAAGCCAAATGAGCTTTTGCCTGGGAAACTGGGATACTGCATGCGGCTGGAGCGACTCCGGGAATCTTTGCTGATGGGTAGTTCGCACATAAGCATGATTACGCTGGACCAGGCCCATGCTACGGGCGCAGACGCAGAGGCTTTGGGAAAAATAGCGGCATTTAGCATTCCTTGCGCGGAAGAAGTTACATTCTTGCGTCATAGACCACAGTACGCCTTTATTTGCGGGGTGGAAATGAAATGTATCGATCACACATCTACGCTATGCACGCTGCACCCGGTTACGTTTTTGTGGGTCCACCAGGAACTTGGGGTCTATCCCCCGGATGAGGTGGGCTTGGTGCTCCGGGAGGGGGTTGAGAAAGAAGCGTAGCGAGTACTTCAAGCAGCCGGTCATGCGGCCATTGCGAATTGGCTGTAATACAGTGACACAGCGGAATCAAGCTACGGACTTCTGCCTCGCTTAGGCGCGGGAAGGCACGCTCCCACATTACTATGTAAAGTACGCCAATTTCATCCGGGTTTGCAAGCTCTTCGTTTAGTTTCTCGGAAATCATTTTGAGTTGGGTATGCACTCGATGGCCCGCCACAATCCATCCGGCCCTTTTGCAAACAAAGTTCCGGTATACTTGTGTAAAATCTGCCGTATACTGGACCAAGCCAGTCCGGTAGTGCGCCGGATGTCCATTGCACTCATTCCTTCTCCATCGGGAAGCGCGGCGAGTATTTCATAAATCTTGTGCTTATTGAGGCCGCGGACGGCCCGGCGCTTGGGTATGGTCGTGGCAATTGTTTGCTCGGCGCGCAGCTTATCAATAAGCTCTTCGTTATGCCGAATCTTTCGATTTAGTTCCTCCTGGTCCCTAAGATAGTACACATGCAACCGATCCAGTGTGTCCAGTAATATCTCTTTGCGGTTCGCTTCCATATTTTGTTCCTCGTTCATGGTTTATTCTCCTTTTTCAATTCAGCTAGTATCCCTAACATACACATTAGAAACAGGTACGGAATACATATCGTCCGCGTCTTAAATCTCCTCATTGGTTTGTTTTACCATTGCCCTTTATGAATTAGTCCAAGATGTAGCGGGGGTGGGAAACCGAGCCAGTCAACCAATGAAGACTCTGCATGCGCGGTTGCATGACCGATAACTTGAAGACTGTTCGGATGGGGCAGCACATGTAAATCGTGCAGCATTACACGTCCGATATTAAGTCCATAGGTCGAAAGCTTGTAAGACTTCCATAACTCCTCTTGTGCTGATTTCATAAAGTGTATTGCAGGGATGTATATGCGTATTATACTACGATCAAATGGTATGTCGTTCAGTAGCAAATTATATTGATGCGGATTTTGTACTGTAGTTATGTGTGTATCTACGAGGTATCCCCTTTCGTGTAACGCTTCTATAATAGCATTAATATACAAATCAAACATGACAGGAACGTAGCCCTTTAGCCATTCCCGTGTATAATACTGCGTGTCGTCAACGGGTGACGTGTCGGGAGAAAAGTAAATATCGCCGATGCAGTACGGGCGCTTGCTGTAATTATATGGGAATTGCATGATTAAGGTTCCTTCTCCACCTTGGGATGGTCGTCTACGATTTCGACGGAGTAAGCGAGTACAGGCTTCCCAGTCCCAAGAAAAACCCGCACCGGAAACACGCGCGTTCCGGCATCGAGCATCTTTTCAATTTCACTTAGTTGGATTTGCATCTTTTCTACCTCGGGCATTTTGTAATCCTTCGGTAGAAACGCGTCGCCAATTGTGAGTTGCAGTCCAATGAACTCACGAACCTGAACCTGCTGTACTTCCTCTATAGTAACAAGCGGCGCGTCTAACAAATCGGTGAATTTGTAGATAGGCACGGTGGAGTTTAACACCGTAGCGGTAATATCGTGGGCTTGCTTAGACTCTAGCTGCTTCACTCTACAGTCAAAAACTGCTACGATCATAATTGCGGCGAGTAGAATAAACGCAGCAATCGCCCAGCCTGTCCACCATTCTTCATAGTTGTTTTCCTTGTTCATGGTCTATTCTCCTTAAAAGTGTTTACTCTTCACCAATCTCCGCTACAGGTGACTTGCGTTTTCCTTGTTGATAATCACGAAGGCGTTGTGCTTGGGCCCTACTAAGCCCTTTACACTTGATGAAGGTTTCTACAAGAACCGCATCGTCTGTACAGTACTTTAGAACTTTTGGAATATGTTCGTCTCCCCATCTAAGATGCTTTACAAACGCTTGCAGGATTACCTTAATCGTGTCATTAGCCACATCTGCCTTTGGAAGTTTTACCTCCACTACATAGTCTAAAACATTATGATACTGCTTGTCTTGATGATGTTCTATCTCATCGTGCAACTGCGGTGCAAGCAGTATACCTGCTGTAATTACGTTGTAGGGGAAAAGATGATCGGCTTCGTACATAATAGTTGCAAGTAACTCGGGGGAGTGCCATGCAAAATTGCTGAGGTTATCGAGACTGTGCGGATCGAAAATGGCTCCTTTCGTGTTACTATGGTAGAAGTTTACTCCGTATAGATTAGCCCCACGGAAGTCGCAGCGTTCTATGTTTGATAATTCTAGATTTGCATTTGCTAAGTCAGCACCACGAAAACTAGCCCCCTGTGCAGACGCGTACGCTAAGTTTGCGCCGCACAGTTTCATTCCATCGAAACACAAACCCTGTACGGACATGGCATTGAGATACACACGAGAAAGGTCGGCCTTATCCATTATTGCGTGCTGAACGCATGTATAATAATGGCCGTCGGGTACGTCCTTAGCTTCATAAATTACAGTTGGGTCAAGGCTGCAGCTAGTCAGTTTCATGGCTTATTCTCCTTTGCCTTTGCGGAATGAAAGTTCGGGCAGCTTGGTGCATTTTCGTATACGAACGACAGTTCAAATTCGGTTGCCGCATAACAAGAACTCCCTGCAAGGCGTCCATCACCCCACATAGACGCGCGGCGGCAAAACCCATACTCTCTTCCAGTACGGTATGTCTTTTTAGAATTCATGTACCACGCACAATCCTTACAGCATGTATTCTTGGTACTCATCTCGTTTATTCTCCTCTACGGTGTAAAGTCAAGTACAATGTCGTCTGCATAAAGCGGTTGTGTCCAACGCCGACCATTTACATTTGTGATAACTCTGCTCCACCCATTGATCTTCATGTTAGAGTATAGAATATGTCGGTCACGTTCACCTACTTCTTCAAGTGTCTCTACCAGTCCACCCAGGTAGAAAACTCCACTTCTCTCTGCTTCATGGCTGTCTAGTTCGTCATCGCTTCGTTCCCGTGTAATAAATTGAAAGGCGTACGCACAGCGGCCAAACTGCTCGAAAAGGGCGCGTGCCATTGCTACCGCTTTATCTACATCCCAACTGTCGATGGGGCGTTCTGTTTGGTCGGCTACTATCACCCCAGGGTACAAGAACACCACAAAATGCTTCTTCATTTGCCCACCGTCCTTTCTTCCAGCGCCTTGCCTAGTGCAATAATATCATCAACCGCGAAGACATATTCGCCGATGTCTATTGCGTTACTGTGACCAAGAGACGGTCGCGGAAAAAAGACAGGAGGTGAACCTTTAACCTGCTTCAGCATGTGTATTGCGGGCAACGGTTTGTCTTCGCAGATTTTGGGCTTGCCCGCGTCCGCATAGCCCCGCCGTACAATACCGATAACCTGATGGCATGTATCGCAGATCAAGCCATCGCCCGCAGAATCGTGCGCGACCTTTCGGTGCGGGTCTAATTTGTCCACCCACAGAGACCCATCTAATGAAGACCGAATTATGTACCACAGCGCGGCTAGTTGGGGTTTCGTTAGGCACAGTTCAACCCTGTCGTCGGCTTCAGCTTCATCGAATAGACGGCGGAGTTCACCCAAACTTCTGTATCTGTCTGTTGTATCGTCCTGCCAACACAATAATTCACGCACATTCTCAATCGGCACCTTCACATGATCTCTTCCCATGATTCATTCTCCGTTCTGTTTATGACCTTTTAGACCGCGTACCATTTGGTAAAATTGTGTCCGCGTAAGTGGCGTAGCTCCATGTACAATCGCTTCCCTGCGCTTGGTAGTATTCAAATCGAAATGTGGAATAGAGGTACTTTGTATCCAATCCCCGCGCAATCCGATACTCGCTGCAAACGTGAGGAGCTCCTCCTCAGTGTCGGCAATGAGGTGGCAAGAACGATTGTATCTCCACCTTGCGTTCGGTACGCACGGCACTAAGTCGTCAACGTACACCATGTATACTTACTCATTAAAGGAATTCCCATCCTATCGATTCGCATTGCGGGCACCAGAGTAGTGTGTCTTCATCGGGGTCTACTCCAAGCAACTCGTCGTAGTATCCCACCCAATCACATCCTTGGCAATGAATACGTGGGCATTTTCTGCCCCCGTCAAATTGGTGCGAGAATTCCGGCGCTCCGATTTGCTCCGCGTGTTCTGGTGCTCCCATTGCAAAGGCTCCTTTCTGTATACTAGAAGCTATAGTCACTGTCGTCTTGCAGATGGGACGCAAACTCTACAATACGCGGTGCTATATCGTCGTCCAGGATATGTGCATCGTAGCCACAATGCTCCGCGAGTGCCTTGCGTGCCAATCGAATCCGTCCACGGGCATGATACAGGTATTCGTTGATTTTTACATATTTTTCTAAGAGTTCTTTGTATTCAATTATCGACTGTACAGGAGACATCCCAATGGCCTTCTCCACATCCTTGGACCATCCAGTGATCTCCACCAACTGTGCGTGCGTTTCAATGTACCGTTCATTGAGTTCCTTGTACGCATGCTTCTCGACCTCCAATGCGGTTTCAGCGTACTGAATCGCCTCTTTTTGCTCAATTAGGATACGTTGAATTATGACGGGAAGCGACTCGTCATCGCTGCTGTCAGATTCACCTATCGCTCCATGACATTCGCGGAGAATTGCCAAAGCCCTGGCACCTTGTTCGGCATCAGACAGCGGAGCGCGCCAGTTATACGGTGAAAGCCAATCTGCGCCTGGGCGCATCAGTTCGATTTTTGTGTGTAGTGCACTGAACATATCGCGGCACTTGTCCACGGAGCGTGTCGCGTAGTCATAGTCCCCAAAGATACCAAACAGCTCGGCATTCTCCCACTTGAGCTCCGATATGATCTGCTGTGCCTGGGGCAGGGTAAGGTTGGGTATGCAGCCGGATGCGTCAAGGCGCTCTTGCGCGGAAGCTAGATGCTCTGTGGCCTCTTGTGGGCTGACTTCCGGCGTGGATACCTCTGGTATAGTTGCTGTCCGTACGGTTGCACCGTTCTCGGTGGACTCCTCCTGTGCAACTTCGGACTTATATACATCTTTACAACGCTGATTTGTGCTGTAATGCACCTCGTCAACTGTTATGGATATATCGCCATAGAGTGTAATTTTCACGCCGTTACTGAATTGCAACATGTATTCCGTGGCGTTAGCGCGAGGTTCGTATGCGCGCGAAAATGAAGTCATACCTACACCGGGCTCCAAGCAGCGTCGTATACCAGCATCCATCGCTTCTTGTATACCGCTATCCCAACAAACAAGTTCTTCTGCCGATACTGGTTTTGACATTCACCCACCCTCCTTGGGCTTGTTATCTAAATTCACTTCTATAAAGCATTGTTCGCAATGATGATGCCACTTCCCTCTTTCATGAGATGGGTCCGGGATAATCCACCACCCCATGTCCTTGATCTTCTGGATAGCTTCCATGAACTCCATGACCAGCACGATTTCCTGCCGTCCGCACAGATTGCAGCGGATGGTAAATCCCGGATACGGCTTGCGATGCTTAATCATAGTGTACCGTTGATGTAAATAGCGGCTGTAGTAGCACCCAAAATGGCTCCAATCCAGAATATATATATCATATACACTGCTATTGTACGACCATACTGTGGCGTCACTATCATAAACGAGGCCGAATCCAGTGTCCGCATCGCGCTATGCTTGACTGAGCACAAGGGGCATTCTCGAACAAACCACGGCGAGCCCTCCACGGCGTCGTCAGGTCGGTACGCGAGCAACGAGCCTCCGCAATGCGCGCAGTTAGCGTGCGTTGTTACGACCGGGCCGTCCTTAACCACTGTGTCTCTTTTCATGTCGCTCGCTCCTCTTTTTCGCTTGACATTCTCTCTGCCTATCCGGTATAGTACCAAACAATCTGGAGGTTGTCAAGCATGAAATTGAACGTAAACCCGATACACCCCGAGTGGTGCGTCCATCTCAACAGCTTAACCTACGAATCGGCACAGGTATGGCTGTCAACATTAACCGGACGCTCCGAATTTTTGACCGAAGAGGAGATACTATGCCACGACAAATGGCCCTTTGGATGGGCCATCCATAAGCGCAGCGGTGCCCGAGGAAAACGACCTTCGTACTTCGTGGTGTATTCGCACCGTTGCCCGCAACAAATCGTCGTGGAGGGTGCATCCTTACGCAGGGTGGTAATGTCCGCATTGATTATCGCGTTGACGAACCAAGAGGTGCTGGGCGGTGCGTACAAAAAGAAAGGAAAACTGTAGCAATGGAAGACCTAAGACTCCGTGTAGTAAACGTCAGGCATGGTATTCATGTGGGCCATCGTGACGCATGCGATGCTGGAGCAGGGGAGCATATGCACACTCTGCACATCTGGCGCAAAGACATGCACCCATTAAGCTCCTGTCGGATTTGCCAAAACGTAATGGCGAGCGAGCACCCGTTACGCGAAGGGGATTGTATACTGGAGTATCAAGATGGGGATAGCTTTGCGGAGGCTCGGATATTAGGTGCCGTACATACACAGTTTGATCAGCAAGCAACATTCGACTACCTATACGACTGGTTTACGCTGGGGCACTGCAATGATGCTGTGTTTGTTCATTGCACCGTAGGGCAGACCCGCGGACCCACGTTGGCGTTCTTCGGTAAACTTGCACGCGGTGCTACGTTAGCGGAGGCTATGGGCGACGTGTTCAGCGCCACGTACCAGTCCAGAGGAATAGCGGTAAACTGGTGTTTGGACCCTGTATCGGAGATTGTGGTGTATTTTTCAAGGCGCGGACTTCTAAATGCCGTATAAGAACGTCGCAGATAGATTAGAGCGTCAGTGCATGCGTGCATGGGCACAGCGTACAATGGCTATCGAACTACTGGGCGGCGCGTGTGTGGATTGCGGCACGGACGATCCGCTTGTGCTGCACTTCGACCATATCGAGCGGAATGAAAAATTGTTCAACCTCGGCAAGATGTTCGGGCGCATATCCACCAAGAAGCTGTTGCCTGAGATACGGAAATGTGAGTTGTACTGCCGGGAGTGTCACTGGAAAAAGACGCGAAGCAACGGCGAGTTCTACACCAAATCGCGCGGCGTCTCTTGTGCGGAAGTTGACGACGACGAGTGGGACGCGCTTACAAAACCGAAACGATGAAGGAGCGGGCAGATGAAGAAGCCACAGGCTAAGAAAAAGCCTAAAACGAACTACTACTTGCAATTACACGCGCAGTTGCTACGCGACGCACGGAAGCTGTGTGAAGAGTTGCGCACACGGCATCGCGTAGCCATGTGGGTATATCCAGCGGACACGATCAAAAAGAATACATGGTGGCTGATCGATTTGCGGGAGCGCGTGCAGGCTGCGGATCAGTTAGGCTATGAAGTTCACCTTGAAGTTGACGAGCGCGGCGGGTTGCGTGTTACGTATGTAAAGAAGGTAGACATTCCAGACCTTTAACCATAAGGGAGCGTGAAACAATGGGAAAATCCAATCGGAGCGAATGGCGTACTCCGCCTGTGTTTGTCGATCTGGTTGTAAAGCGCATGCTGCTTACAGTCGATGTATGTGCAACTAAAAATAACTCGGTATTGCCGGTGTACATTACACCGGAGATGGATGCACTTTCTGCAAATACGCGTTGGTGCGTTGTGGCTAAGGAGCGTCACGTCACGCCAAGATTCTATTGTAATCCGCCCTATGACGACGTGATGCCGTGGATTAACGCGTGTTTTCGGCATACCAGGTTGTTGGGTGCCGTCGCGTTTCTATTGCTGCACGATAACTTCAGCGCACCGTGGTTTGAGGAACTAATGCGATGCGCTAATGAAATCTGGCTGCTGCAACCGCGCATAGCGTTTCTACCGCCACCGGATGTCAAGGAATCTACTAATTCACGGTCGAGTATGTTGGCGGTGTTCGGCTTGGAGGGAAGCCGCACGGTCCCAAATGCAGGCAGGGAAAAATCGGCGGACATCTTATGCTACAACTGGAAAGCGGGAAAATTCTTATAGCTAGTTTCACGTTGCTCCGAGCTTTGACCGCAATACGTTTGCTTGGCGCAATGGCTCCGCGCGTTCATTAACTACCCGCAGCACATCGGACCAGTGCCCATTGTACGCCTTCAAGCATTCCGCTGCGTCCTTGTACGGCGCTATGCCAGACACGTACGCATTGGCCCCTAGCTTGAGAAGTAACTCCATCGCATCGGTTGCTGCTTTGCCTGCATCGGAGTCGAGCAGTAGAATCAATCGGTTGTAGCGGTTTATGGCGCGCATGGCCTGCTGTATGCTGAGTATCTTGCCCAACAGCGCCACGCCACGTCCCCGCAGCGCAATGGCGTCTAGCGGCCCTTCGACCAAGATAGCGTACTCCCGATCTTTAACCGCAGACTCCCCGAACAGAAATTCGTTGTGCTTGACCCCGGACGGATGATACGACTTCGGCCCGGTTCGGGGCTCGAACGCCGCGCGGCTGGTCCAGTAGCGCAGCTTCGTAGTGTCTGGATTGAAGTCCTGAAAAATAATGTGATTCTCCAACCGTGCGTCTTCGTCCTCTGGATTCTGACACAACATGGGACTAAACGGACGCAGCATACGGATGTCGTTGAACCCACGTTGCATTAGGTACTGAAACCCGCTATGTCCATCACGCCGTTCGATGGAAACCAATCCAGTAGGAAGCTGGATGTTTGGGGCTTCTTGCTCCACCGATATACTTTCCTCGCCAATCAGCAGCGCCAGCAGCCCGGCACGCGCATCGTCCGACTTTTGAAGCTCCAGTACCGTCCGAACATTTTGTCCACGCTGTAGGAGCATCAGGCGGATGTACGCGTCTTCGTCCGTGGGAAGTCCATAGAGGTCTTTGACGAGCCGCAGCGCGCCAGCGCGGTAGTTGCAGCGAAAGCAGATGCCCATACCGCGGCTCCGGTGAACATAAAGTTTTTTCTCGCCACAATTAGGGCAGACTATGGCGACATTTTCGTTTGGTGTTTCTGTGTTCCCGCCCGCTGCGTCGAGGAGTCCGTCGAATTTCATAGCGATCCTTCTGGGATTTCGCCCATCGGTTTCGCGTTCAAGAAATCGTAATCCGTAAGTGTACGTTCTACAACTACCAGTTCTCTTTTATCGTTTTTTCTATATACTACGTGGTATACTTCTCGATATGCAACGCTAACTTCTTTCCCGACGAGTAGCGCCATTTCTCGATAAACAAGTTCGTCTTCAACAACAAATTGTGCATGCTGGCATTGAAACACTACGCTAAATTTCTCTGGTACTACAGAAGGAACTAAAACCAAATCCATTTTACTATAAGTAATATTGTAGACAGGCATTAACGTCAAATTATGCCTGGATGGTGAATATGCCGCAGTTATTACTGTGGCGGGTTCGTAAAGTACTTCCGAGTATTCTTCCTTGTATATACTACAGCTACTAAATAGTAGTGTCAAACATATTTTACACCATTTGAGTTTCATTTTCATTTTGCGGTCTTTCCTGGTTGTAGTCAAGGTCCACGAGGTCTACATAGGTCTAGACTCGCAGGAACGGTCAGCAGCTTGGATGCGCCGTATATCGACTTCCGCTTCATCCAACGCGGCTTTACCGATCTGTACGCCAAGCGCAAAGCCTATTATAAGGCCGAGTACTACGCCAAGTATGTATGCTCCAAATACGCTCATGTTATTTCCTCCAGTCGCCGTGCAGATGTTGACGTTTCGGTGTCATGCCGCCCGAATCCTGGTCCTCTCGGACAGCGCCGCCATATTCAACTGTTAGTCAGGAAACTTTTTCTCGCCCGCCCACTCCTCCATCAATCCAGCACAGTTTAGCGCCTCTGATATTCGATCAACCGGTGCTCCGTGCAGAGCGGCTATGTCTGCCCATAGGCGAACGACTATAGGAGCCAGCCTGTCCTGTGCCCGCAATACGAAAATCGGTTCGCCCGGTTTAACTTTTTCGAGGCATGAATCCTGAATCGTTCCATTATCCATTCGCTTTCCCATGTCGTTTTTCCTTTGCGTTAAATCCCGCTGGCCGTGGCCGGATTCCCCACCCGGCTTCCCGTCGTGGCGATAGGGGTAATGCGCATGTTCCTATCGTCCACACGTCTATGGCTCTCCATCCCCTGCCATATTCGGTGTCAGACAGAAGGACAACGTGTAACAACCTACAGCGTACCGAACGCTGCACGGCTAGCGGAAAAACTATTCAATTGTTAATCAGGTGGCTGGGATCGAACCAGCGACCTCCTGCTCCCAGGGCAGGCGCGCTACCGACTGCGCTACACCCTGAAAGATCGATGCTATCTCCCAAGTATGGTATTGAACCGTACCGGAGATGGTGCGGCATGGACAACCTTCTTGATGCCATCGCCGCCTAACACCTTGTTGATGTTCTGTATGACCGCCCGTACTTCCGATACATTCAAGTTCTTGTGATGCTTACCACTCGCTTTCTGGAGCCGCAGCACTTCGTACGCCAATTCGTTCTGCGTCATGACTAAATCCTCCTTCGGTTAAACTACGCCGCTTCTTCCGGTCCCGTGGAATTCGGTGGTTGCTGCTTACTTTGTGTATGAACCGGGCAGTAATCACCATCCTCGGTACACATCCATCCCGCTTTTTTGGCCTCGTCGCGCATATTAGTTAGAACTGTCTGCGCGTTAAGCAGGGGCGCATCATGTACCAGATATGTAAGCGTATAACCACCGCGGAACTTCGTGGTGCAGTATAGTACATCGCATTGGAGTCGAAGATAAATAGCCATTACTCGCGCCTCCGTGCCGATCTGGGAAGTTTACCGAGTTCCCGGTCTAGAAACAACTTGGCGCTTTTCACGGCGGCAGAAGCCTTCTCGTCTTCCTCCAACTCTACCATGATTTCCATGCGCTCGCTGTTAAAGTCATCTCTGTTTAGCGTGCGACCATATGAAATCTTCGTTACCTTCATGGTTTCTGACTCCTGTATGCGTTAGTCTGGTCGGCACGGGTGGAATCGAACCACCGACCTACGGCTTAGAAGGCCGTTGCTCTATCCTACTGAGCTACGCGCCGCTACGATGCCGCTTACCTTCGAACCAATCAAACATGTCGCGGCGGAGCTTCGCCATGCGACCATCCGGGTGATGAAATACAATCCCTTCCGGCTTCGGCGCAACTTCGCTTTTACCGTGTTTCTGCCCCCAGAACAGTGAGAACAAATCATCCCTAAGCCACACACTGATTGTGTCAAAATCCTTGGGGTACTTCCCCCACGATTTGTACGTGAGGTGCTTGCTAAAGTAGCTGTTGAACGGGAGCCAGATCGGAGCGTTGAGTCTATAAAGGTTCCCCTGGATACCAGGTCCAACCGCTTCGCCGAAATACTGCCCATCGGTAAAGCTACAGTAGCCCCGCTCGTACGCGTTGCGCACAGCCTGCATGATGGGTCCGTTCGATAGAAAGTCTTGATCGCTCAGACGGTTGAACACTCGGGTAATCTTACCGCCTTGAATTACGATGGATACACAGGTTCCATCCAGCTTTTCCTGGCAAGTCACGGTGTTGTCTTCAAATACCCACTCGTACCTCGGCGCTATTCTTGGAGTGACAACAAAATCGGAGTTGCGCACGAATGGGCTTTCCAGCTTGGGCATGTCCTCGATTGCAAAGCGCATGGCTTTATACTTAACCCTGGGTTTGCGTCGAACTTGACTGTCCATTGCCTTGACATAGGCATCCGCTAACTCTTTTTGAGTCGCGCCTGGCACGGTCGCTACATACACACCGTTGAAAGACATGAGCGCCGTATCGCGCGTCAGATTCGCCAGATTTTGAAGCATCATAAGCGCGTTGTTAATGGCCGTATCCGACTCAGGTTTGTATGTCACCATAGTCATTCTCCTTATTCATATTCATCGCTACTTATTCTACCTCCAACGATGCAGGGTCCAATACATCGCCGGATTCGTTTGCGTTATCGCCTTCGGTTCCAATCTGTGTAAATTTGTTGTGCCATAGACGCAGTTGTTCGCCGTACACCCAGTATTGGGACAGAGTATATACAGCACATCCATACTGAAATCCAGAGATGCCTTCATTCACCCACGCAAGTTTAGCAGCCCTATCCGCACACTCCTCGATGGTCTGTCCGTTTGTAATGTAGTATTCCATTAAGCGCGCCCACAACTCTGCAAACCGCATCACCGCCGCGCCGTACCCATCGGTGTTCGTTGCAACAACATATTCCCATCCTGCTATATTGCTAAGCGCCATCCTATCCGGTGCCCGGCGCAATACTGCGTTTAGTCGTTTCTGCGCTTCTAGCCTGTCCCGGACACGTTTGAGTTCCTGGTCTACATACTCTGGCGACATGCGATACTGCTCACGCTTCAAATCGTTATCCTTTGACCATTCCGTGTATAGGACATTTGCAGAATCTCCAGGTCGCGCGATAATTGGCACTGAGTTGAATTTCGCCATGACCGTCATGTTATCGCGGTTGGCGATCTCCAGCATTTTTTCTATGGTGTTTGTGACACACTCTCCGGGGGATGGGGCGTACATCACACATTCACGTGTACCATTCTCGTTCATCGTTCTTCTCCCTACTCATCCATCGTTTTCAAGGTAACTTACTCTCATACTCACGCTGTATATCCAGGCAGCCTTCTACTACAGCACTACCGGGGAATTTCAGTAGCCCAAATGCTATAGCAGTCTCAACCCACTTGTCGGTGAGAAAAATGAAATCCATAGTCCCCCGTACGTAACCCAAACTCCGCAAAGGTTCAACAGCATCGGATAGTTGGCTTCGATGGGTTGGGCCCTCCGTCGCTAATATATTTATTACGTGAAGGGCTTCGTTTACTTTGGTTAAATCCATTATCTTATCCTCGTTTTGTTCTATCCAGCTTTGGTACTATACACAAGGTTATTGTAAAAGTCAAGGGCGTCGATCCCAGCCTCCGCCATCATCACGCCGTCCCTTACGCTTGGCATCGTCCGGCTTGTTGCCCTGCTGCAAGTCGCTTGTTTGAATCGGGTTCTGTTGGAGTGTCTGCGTGTCGGTTCGCAGGGTGCAGTCCACCATGCGCCCCTCCCGTCCCCCCTGCCTATTCTTGATTATAAGCGCGCGCAACCGCCCGCGCCGCCGCTCGTAGTAGGTCTGACACAATCCAAGAATGATGTCCGCTATCGCGGCTTTGTCGCTCGCCTCGGCGATGTGGCGCATGCTGAGCACCTCCGCGTCGAACCCATCCTTGTTCACCTGGCTCCCGGTAATGACCGGGCATTCGTATTCGCACGCAAGCTGCCGCAGCCCGCGGAGCGTTTCGGAGAGCTCCCAGCGCCGCTCCCGCAAAGCCCGATGGGGGCGCAGCAGGTCCGCGTAGTCTACAATAATCAGGTCCGGGCGGAACTTCTTGCGCAGCTCCAGCGTTTTCAGATACGCACGCAATTCGTATACGGACGCTTCGATGCTGCCCCATTCCCGAATGAATAGTTTCGCGCGCAGTTTCTCCGTTGCCGTACGAATCCGGGTTTCGTACTGCGCCACGTTTTTCAAGATCGTATTGATGGGACACCCGGTAAATCGTGCGTCGTACCGCAACGCCGTGTCCACCGCGTTAATCTCCAGCGTTACATGTACGACGTTCAACCCGTCCAGGAGCGCCGTCACGCCGTAGTTTACCATCACCAGTGTCTTCCCCACCCCAGGGGGGGCCATAATGATAGTGACGGTCCCAGCCTCCGCGCCGCCCCGCATAGCGGAGTCCAGCAATGGAATCCCAGTCGCTGCCCGTACGCGGGAGTTGTATTTCTTGGAGTATGCGGCAAACTTGGCGTCGGCGTTCGTGAATTCTAGCCCCAGGGAGGGCTGCACCCGGAGCTTCCCGGACTGTGTGGCGTCCGCGATCCGCTTCTGAATCTCGTCGTATTCCCCGCTTTCCAGCAAATCCACGGAGTCGATCAACGCCAGATGAGTGTTCCGATGGGTAATAAACGTAACCAAGTTTTCCCGGATGTAGTCTACATCTACTTGCTCAGGGTATTCCGCGCGGCGAAACGCATCCAGCCGTCGCAACGCCTGCTCTAGTATCCCGGCGCGCGGGGACTTCTTCGCTTCCGCGGCGTCATATCGAGTAAATAGCTCCGTGCGTACAGACTTAATCCCAGGGACAACACCTTGTTTCTTCTCGCGCAAGTAGCAGTAGGTTGAGATAATCTCCCGGCTCGGGGCGCTGTGAAACAAGTCTTCCGTAATGGCTTCTGAAATAACTTCCGCGAACGTGGGATCGCTGACTATCAGGCGGCAGAACGTCTTCTCGAAATCCGCGCCGAACCGCTCTTCCAACGTCGTAACCAAGCGCATGGCAGTTTAGGGTCCCCTTCCTGGGTTGCGAGTCGGTGGCGTGTTATGTGTAGGATTTAGGCGACTTAGCGGTATTCGCTTTCATGCGAGCCCTGGCCACGCAATCAAGCTTATGGTAGGTACACGTTGCAATGAAGGACTCCCAAGCCAAACTGTCCAGGGCGTCGGATTTCAGAATGTACTCGGTGTATGCAACTACCAGGTCCGAAACCGTATAGCCATTTAGGGCTAGTTCCTCCTGGTCAATTCTATCGCGGATTTCCTGAATGGAATACAAGACAACCGGATCGATCCACGTCCTGTTTGCAATAAGATATTCCAACATCCCCAAGCTGCGTACTACGTCATGGTTAGCCATGATACGCTGTAGGGACCGAAATATACTGATTCTACTACCATCGGCCCCATGTTTACGCGCGGCTAATAGGGAGGGGGCGCTTGACGTGTATTTAGATATATCAGAAACCACACGCTGCTTGGTATCTGGGGTGTCTTTGGTACTTCGTGCCTGAATCTCATCGAATACGGCTTGGGTGGCGAGCTTCTTGATTTGGATGGGCCTTCGGCAGCGCAGGATGGCCCAAGTAACCGCGGCGTGGATATAGTTATTGAGATCAATGCCACTTTTTTGTTGAAACAACAACAGGGACCGTGCCGCTTTTCGTACGAAGTAGTTACCACGAAGTAAATCACGTACAGAGTTGCTGCGTCGCTGGCCCCCGGCATCGGATTGGGTGGCGTCGTTGATGATTCGGTCTACGGTCTGGCAACAATGCAATAATTCCAGGTCAGTAACATCTTGATAAGGCACTAGGGTCAGCTTTTTCCGTATCATGACACTGGCAGCTCCTTCCACAATATGTTAAGTTGTTACTGAGAAGTAGTTATCATTAAATAGGATGTCTAAGTTTCTGTTCCCACAAATCACAATACTTATCTATTTTGTCTTGTACTGTACCTTCTATACCACTTTCCAATAAACCATATTTCTTTGCTATATGCCAAAGAAGTTTTTTGTACCGCTTAGCCTGTCGGTTTGCTTCAACAAACTTACGTGATAGTTGTTTTAGACTCTTACCGCGCTTTTGTCTTAGTTTCTTTTCTTGTGCCTTAGTTAATACAGGCATCGGTGGCTTTAGTTTTTGATGATGGACCGCAGTTGTATAGCGGTGAAACATTTCATGACAGTCGCAGCAGAGTGTTATTAAATCACTGTCATCATCGTTTCGGTGAATATCATATTTGCGATGGTGTACATCTATCGAGATGCCTTGTTCTGGCCCTCGATTACAGAGTCTACATCGATATAGGTCACGACTCGTAATTCGAGCGCGTACTATTTTCCATTCAGGTGACTTTAGATATTCTTTATATGAAAGTTCCACAAGTTCGGCGGTACTATGAGAATTATTCATGGCAACTATCCCCCAATCGTTTCTAATTAGCTGTTTAATTATACTCGTCGCATTTGGTGATTGGTAATATAAGAGACCCAACACCAACTCTTCCTGTCTTCGATCTTGATTTGGAGTAGAAAGACATCCTGCAAAAACACTCGAAACAACTTATTTTCTACCCCAAGAAATAAACAAGATCGCGCAAGGCACACTGTACTGAGCTGTCGTCCCCTCTTACTTTATTTACTACTTTCATGCCGTAGCTGGCCTCCAGATATTGATCTGGCATCACCAAATGGGGGCTCTCTTGCCGTTGTACAGCTATCGTTTTAGTCATGTGCAGCGATGTGGCGCTTGGCGGGCGTCGCGTTACCTGGGTGTCCCAGCTTGACCCACAGTGCCCATGACCGACTGGTATTCTGGCCTGTATGTTTCCCCACAAACCGCCCAGTCCGTTTTTGAAGCGTGAACAGCTAAACACGCGGGAGTTCTTTCATAAAGTTTCCGGCATTCATCCGAATGCTCGATTGAAAAAAATAGATCGCGCCGCGCGGGGTACTTGGCAACACAGCCGGAGATACTCGGACTTGCGGTGGGACACCACTTGGCGTGTATTCACAGATGGGTTTCCCCGCGCGGCGCGAAGAACGGAAAATAGATGGCATTTAGTTTAACATCCCGGTGTACATGTCCTATCGGCGATGCAAAAACCTCGGAATCTCTGGCTGTGCGGTATGGTTGAGGTTGTGTGTAGGAGGTACGAACCCAAGCCGCCGCCGTCTAGCAGGTTTACGCGTCGAGTGGCCCGGAAGCGGGGAGAGAGGAAAGCAAAAACCCGCTTCCGAAATTCGAGCGCGCCTTGGATGTACGGTGTACAGTAAGCTCCCTGTGGGGGACAGGGTAGAAGGAGAAAACGCCACACCGCACAGCCAGTGATGCCGAGGATATTCAAATTTTTCTCTGCTTGGCTTGTTGCCAAGCGAGGTCAGTTTAACGTAAAATGAATCCGTTGTCAAGCGAAAAATTTGGCATAAGCAAAAAAACTGATGAGGATAGGCTATGAGAAAGAAGAAACCAGCGCCGCGTCGTCCACGCTATGTGGTTGGGGTGGATGCGGATACGAAGGGTATTGCCCTATACACCATGCCCATTGGAATAGTTCCGCGGCATGCGTACGATCCACCCTGTTCGGAGGATACCCCCAACGCCCTGTATATCGAGCGGCCTAAAGATGGGGCGTCCCAGGAGCAGCACGCAGCTTACATCCAGCAGTTGCAGGCGGCTTTTATCCAAATAGCCGTGTTGGACGCGGAGGTCTGGGTCGAGGATGTGTTCTGCCGGTCCCGCACGGGCTACCGATCTTTGTGCATGGTGCGCGGGGAGCTGCGGATGACGGCGCTTTCGCTGGGGTGTCGCCCGTTCCAATGGGTGCTGGCGTCTGCGTGGCAACCTCGGGTGTTTAAGCGGCTGCTTAACCAATCGAAACGCGCCACGGGGGGCCAAACCAAGGTATATGCCAAGAAAGCGGCGTTGCACATCGATCCTATGGGAATGGACGGCGCGAACGAACACGAGTGCGATGCGTGCTGTATCGCGTACTATGCGTGGATGAGGGTTATGGGATGTTTCGTATAGTCAAGAGGCGTAAATCCACGAAGCGTCCGGGGAGCGGGAACCGTATTACGTTCGAGCAGTACACGGCGATGTACGAGGCGTACGCGAAAGAGCGAAACGTACAGGACGTGGCGCGTGCGGGAGGGGTGTCGGTCGATACCGCGAAGTTCTATGTGCATGCGGGCACATCCAGGTATCCTGCCATTAAGCACCGCTACCAAAATGCCATTGATCACGCCATAGAGGACCAGGATCGACAGCTCGTTTTTCACCGTCGTATTCACCGCGCGTCGTTATCTAATTTACAAGAGCTGGCTGCGGAGGCAATCTCTCGCGTGCGTCTGATTCCCAAAGGTGCGTTCTTGGTGGGCCCGAATGGTCAACGGGTACAGAACGAGCGTGGAGAGGACATTGTGGCCGTGGACGAGGCCACGTTCTCACAATTGGTGCGGACTTCAAAAGAGTTGAGCGAATGGGACGATACGCTGCATGGTGCCGCGCCGGATGCGCCGCCGCCTCCTACGGTGGTTACACAGATAGGGATTAATGTGCTAGACCCCTCCGCGGTCGCTGCCGCGGCGAAAGACGTTCAGCGCGTCGTGCAGTTGTCAAATCGTATTGCCGGTACACCCGCGGAGCGCAACGTCGAGGCGATTCTTGCCGAAGAAGTGCATACACGCATCGATACCGGAGACGAACAGGACGAAGCCGATGGCAACACCAATCCAGCGGCTTAGACTTCCGCCCGAGGACTTGTTAGAGCGCGTTACCCGCTTGCGTGAATATTACCGTGCGCAGGCGTACCGAACGGAACTGCATACCGGGCATGCCCCCGTTTCTATTTCTGATGGCACGGACGAGTTAGCTGGGATTAGTCGCATTGCCGGGGTATCGCGTGCGGAGGCCCAGAGCGTGCAAGCGGAACTGGACGCCGCGGACGATCCGCTGGTGGCGCTGTCCCAAATCGTGAAAGGGGTAGATGAGGCGACGCTGAATTACCTCTATGCGGACTGCTCCTACAAATACTTTATTCGTAAGTACCTTAATCAACATTTTTCTCGCGCATTTGCACCGTTGTTTCATGACAGTATGTTTGAGACGGCGCGTATGGTGGAAACCCATGCAATTAGCACCCCATGTGTTTCAGTTGGCCCGCGCGCTTGGGGTAAGAGTCTAATCCTTGGCATCACTATGCCTATAAAATGTATTATATTCCCACACTATATTTATTACCCAGATAGAGAGCTAGATATTTCCAAGCGATCTATTCTCTTTATATCATTGGACTTGCGGAGCTCCGTACGTTCGTTGACTTCAGTGTGTAACGAATTCGAAACGAATGAAATCATCCGACGCGACTTCGGGGAGTTTTACCACGACCCGGAGGCGAAGCTGCGTCGTAAGCCGTGGTCTAAGACGCTGGCGGTGATGCTAAACGGCAAGCGTATGGAGGCGGCAAGCCGTAATACTAAGATTCGCGGCATCGCGGCTGCTGGCACGCGCCCCGATCTAATCCTCCCGGATGATGTCGAGCCGGACGAAGAAGGTGAGGCATTGAGGCGCTGTGAGCGGGACTACCGATGGATGACTCGCGTGGTGATCAATGCCGTGCACGTGGAGAACGGGAACGTCGTTATCCTTGGGAACGATACGCACGATAATGGTGTAATCTCTCGGATGATTGAGCATGGGAGGAAGCAAGGTTGGCGGGTTAATGTGTTTAAGGTTTTTGAGATCGATCCGCAATCAGGGGAGAAAATCTATACGTGGCCAGAAGTCTTTGGTCCAGAGTTCGAGCGAGAGAAGCTCGCTGTTATTGGTGACGCTGCATTTGCGTCAGAGTATCAGATGGAAGGCAGCGGCGTCCAGAAACAACTTTCCAAGGAGGATTTTACCGATTACACAATGGCCGACCTTCGCCCCATCCTGCAGCGGCTTACGATTTACGGTGCCATTGACCCCGCACCAACGACAAATCCACGCAGCGACGATACGGCCATCGGGGGTATTGGGGAAGATACACAAACCGGCTTGATTTATGTACTTCCAGCTACGATTGGTCAATTCCCCATCATTACGCACCAGCAAAAGGTGCTGGACTTTTGTTTTGAGTGGAACCCGAAGACGTTTGGGGTGGAGACAACGAACTACCAGTTGGCACTCAAATCTGGGCTGGACGAGCGTGCGGAGCAGGAGGGCTTGAAACTCCCACTGACGGCGCTTAATCAATCTGGTGACAAGAAATCGCGTATAGCTAACCGCTTGTTCGGTCGTATCTTACGTGGTGTCATTCGATTCTGCGTCGGAGACCCTGGGAATGAGAAGATCAAGGTGCAGCTTATGAAGCTCATTAACACAGATTCCCACGACGACGGCGCGGATATGTTGGAAATGGCGGTGCGGCTACGGGATATGGACCGGCTCGGGAAAAAGAAAACCGTGGGGTACGCCAGGGCGCTGGTGGTCAAAACTGATGGGCGGCGTAAAGGCAATGGTAGAAACGTCGAACGCATCCAGCACATAGGAGGTGGGCGGGTGCGTATGCTATACCGTTCTGCGCGTGGGGGAACTCGTTGAATTAAGGTCTAAAATGGGGTGGCCGCTGATGGTGTTACCGGGGGATTTCCACCAGCGGCCTGTCCTGTGTGGGGACTGTTCGCTTATGTGAAGAGGGCTTGTAGCATCCTCGTTTGTATCCAGGGGAGGAGGGCGAACCCGCCTCCCCTGCTGACCCTAACTGCCCAGTACGGACTGCCTATCCGTACCAGACCTCGCATTTTGTACTATACGGTACAGGGTACGTGCTTGTCAATAGCCGATCCCAATACCTTGGGCAGTTGACAGGGAGGCCCTACAAGCGGTAGCATGGTTGTATGGCAGGTGTGCGTTTTACGAGCAAGAACAAGAACCGTGGCTACCAAGCAGTTACGCTGGGTGGCGGGGCCAACCGTATCACCGCGGGGATTATCTCGTCCAAGGGGAAATTCGTTAGTGGGAAGGTGCTTAAAGAGCAGTTTGACCTGAACGATTTCCTGACAGGGATTATCACTGGGAGCAATGAGATTCAATTGCGTAAGGCGGCGCGCGGGGGTAACGATACGCTACCGCAGGTTTCACGTGAGCTGAACGACAGCGATGCTACCGGCTCGGGGTGGTCCAAGACTGTCGAACCCCCCTATTCGTTCCCTACCTTGACACGTCTGCTTGAAGTGTGTGATATGCACGATGCGTGTATTCAAACCAAGGCGCATGACTACGCATACCACGGTTGGTTCCTGGAAGACGCTCCCGAACTCAAGCATTCGAATGTTCCCGCTAAGGACGTGGAGGCCGCTAGGCTCGAAGTCACTACGTTCCTGGAACATTGCGTTGGCGACGACCGCGGCGATATTGCGAGCCTGGTTCGAGACGTAGCAATCTATTGGGAAGCTACCGGATCGTCCCCATTCGAAATCATGCGGGACCGTCGCGGGTTCATCAGCTCGTTTAACCACATCCCGATGGACGACGTGGTTGCGTTGCGCGATTACCAGACCCGCACTCCGAAGACGGCGCACTTCAAACAGACCAAGGGATATTCGACGCGCTACTTCGCGGGATTCAACGATAACGTAAAGTTCAACGGGTTCGATCCCCTGACGGCTACGCTCGATAAGTTCCCACCGTACGGGCAGCGTGAACAGGCTGTAGGGTTGAACCCACCGTTCTTGCATTACGGTAAGGAAGGCGAATACGTGCGGGACTTTGCTTCCGCCGCGACTGAGATGATTTTGCTTACCCGGTCCCCGAAGATGAAGTCTACGGTGTATGGGACTCCCGCGGCTTACTCTGCCATGCTGCCAATTCTGGGGAGTATGAAAGCGGATGCGTTCAATCTGGCGTTCTTCGATTCGTACGGCGTGCCGCAGTACGCGGTTGTGATGCGCGGGCTACAGGGGAGTAGTGGAGCAAGCACGGCGTTGACAGACGACGACGCCCTGGATGCAGTAGCCAATAATGCGTCGATTATCGAGGAGTATTTTCAGGAGTTCGTGGCGACCGGGGATCGACGCGGTGTTCTGTTCTTGCAGGCGTACGGCGAAGCGGAGATAGAGTTCATTCCATTGTCCGCGAACGAGAACCTCGATCAATCGTTCACAACCTACACGACGAGTACTCGGGACCGCATTCGTATTGCGCACCGTGTACCGCCAGCGGCGGTGGGGATTCATGAAACCGCGAACCTGGGGTCCGGTCGTGACACGGTGCAGTTGATGCGCTACCGGGAGCATACGGTAACGCCGGGACAGCGGTACTACGCGTCCTGGGTGAATCGGTTGATTCGTTGCGGGCTGTTGATTTCTTACTTTAACTTTCAATTTCGCCCAATGCCCGTGGATGACGAGATTGCGCTGCGTAAGTTGCGCCTGGACGAGTACGAACGGGGCGGACTGTCGCCGAACGAATACCGGCGCGAGACGGGGCGCGCGTCGTTCACGGACCCGGAGAAGGGCGAGGATGCTGGAGACTCGTTGTACATTCGCAATGCACAGATTGCCGTGGTTTCTCCAAAAGGCGGGTTGATGACTACGATGCCCGGCGAAAAGGGCGGCAACCTGGACGCGCTGGCTGCACAAGCGACGCAGAAGCCAGACGAAACGCAGCCAAAGGAATAAGCATGCTGAATAAGAGTTCGGAGCCTATCGTCGTCCGCCCGCTTGCGGACAACAAAGTTTCGCTGCGTCCCGTACGCGCTGTACTATGGGCAATTGCCTATGCGTTCGGCAAGGCGGGAAATCTGATTGGATTTCGCGTCGGTGGAAAGAAGGGTGGTGCCTGATGTCGGGACGCCCTGATGACTTTGGGCCAGGAGGGAAACCCCGTGGACGATCAAGCGTACGACCCGTTCGACCCGAACAAGCAGGAACGGGAAGTGGAGAAGCCGACGAAGAAACCGTTGGTGAACGTGAACGTGTTGCCGCTCGTGCGACGGAAGCGAATGCCGAGCACGAAGGCAAAGAGGTTCGCGCAACAGCAACGGGAGTCATTGGTGACGGGGAAGGTAACGAAGTTGCCGTAGATACCGCGCCGCCGAGTAAGTTGGATTGGGTGCGGCTCGATTATCGCTTGCATAAATTCATTCTTAGCATGGTACGAAAGCATTCAAAGGAGGAAAAAGCAATGGGAACCGTAACTCCAGTGGAACCACCTGCAGTATTCGATTCCGCGAAGATGGCGCGTAAGGGGAACCGTGCTGGAATTGCGGGGGGTGTGGCAATGACGGTGTACTTCATCGTTTTGGGCATACTCGATCAAGTATTCAAGGCGTGGCCGCAGTTGGCAAATGTCATTACACCGGATTGGCAGTTTTACTTGGCCAACCTGGTGTCCGCGGCGGTAGCCGCGCTTGCCGCGAAGCTCATGACCCAGATCAAGAACAGGCTCGACCACTGGAACCTGCCGAAGGCTCCTACTGCGTTGTTGCTATGTGGGGCGCTCACTCTGTTCGGCGCGTCCGGGTGCGCGACGACTAATGTAGGACCAAACACGTCGCAGAACTTGGTGGATGCGCAAATAGAATTCACCGAAGAGGATATTGCGGGCTGTGTTGAGGCCATACAGAAGCAGGAAGCCGCGCTCGATGTGATTGAAACAGAACTACTCGATCTGGAAGGTGATAGGGCCGAGAACGAAAACGCCTTTGCTGGTGAGGACAAAGCCACGCAGAAAGATTTTGTAAAGCAGATCAAGAAAAAGGAAAAAGAGCGTGCGGGGGCCCAACAATGGCTCAACTGGCTGAAGGAGCGGGAAGCTACCCTACAAAATAAACTACGTGACCTACGGGCATTAAGTGCTGTACGCGAACCGAAGGAGACTATGGTTCTCATTCACAAGCGCCCCGTAGATATACAGACGGCTCTGGTGTGGTGCATCGAGGGGATCGAAGAGTCTTGGCGTGAACTTGAGCGCATTGCGCTCACTGAGGCTGTGGTGCGTACGCAGTACACGGAGCCCGAACAGGCCGACGAACTGGAAAAAGCCCTTGTGCGAATCGATCTGGAGCGTACCACTGTAACCACACGTAAGGGTCGGCTAGAAGATCAGGAACGTGCGCTCCGTAATACACTACTGGATTCAAAAATTACGCCGGGCATGCGAACTGTCTGGGTGGTGAACAAGCCAGGGTTGAGTGTCCAGGTAGGCACTGCTGCAGTGATGCGGTAGGCTTGATATGCTGGTGTTTAATTCCCAAATTGGTTGCTGGTACGTACTTGACAAAAACTGTTGGACAGCCGTATAGTACGGGTAGACCCAACAAGGGATTGTGGATATGAACGAGAATACCGCAGTATGTACGCATGAGTCGGTTGTCCGATTTGCCCCATTTCGGCTGTCCAAAGCGTCCGATAATGGGAAATCCGCCGATTCACGTACGGTAAAGGGGTTTTTGTCTACCCGTGGAATGGACCGGCAGGGTGACGACTTGGAGCCCACCGAGTTCGACATCCAGAAGTTCATGGAAAACCCACAGCTTTGGTACGACCATAAGAAGTGGTTGCGTCCAGATGGGAACGAGGTTAACGCGGGGCTTGTGCGCAAGATGGCGGTGGTTCGTGCCATTCCAGTAGCGGACCAAGAGGGCGCTGTCAATGTTGCCGACCTGTTCAGTGAATCGGTTATCGATACGTTGAAAGGCGACGATGTTGCTATAGCAAAGGTGGGGCAGACGGGTGTTTGGGTCGAGGCGGAAGTTATGGAGCCGGGGATTGTCGAGCTCCTGGACCAGGGACGTATCAACTCGTTTTCGTTTGTAGGGGTTCGAAAGTCTAATGATTCTGGACTCCCGGTAATCGAGGTGGAAGAGGTCAGTCTGGTCTACCTCCCGGCAAATTCGGATGCTCGATTCATTATTGCTAAATCATGGGATTCCGCGTGCCAGTTGGTGCGCAATGCGCAGGGATTTTTTCGCTCCCTGTTGGACGGTGTGGACAGTCCCGATGTAGATGACGCAACCGATGACGGATTTTCGTTGTTGGCGAAGCGTGCGGATGGGACGTTGGTGTTCCAAAAGACGGAGTGCCCGGATGCAGATGCCGCCGAGCGCATGGCAAACACGGTGTTCGCATTCGACCCGACGTATGAAAGGGTGCTCGTGTTGAAATCGGGAGGCATTACGAAATCGCGGGAGATGGTGTACGACGTTGTGCGTGCGTTTACGCGGGTGTTCGGTAAAGCCAAGTGGAGCGCCGCGTATCAAAATAAACTCCCGGACAGTTGTTTTGCCTACATAGAACCGGGGGGCGAGAAGGACGCAGATGGGCGGACAACGCCCAGATCGAAACGGCATTTCCCCATTCGGGATATGGATGGGAAGTTGGATCGCGCCCATGTGCAAAATGCGATGGCGCGCATGTCTCAGAGCGAGTTCGGCGAAAAGGCAAGAAGCAAGATCGAATCTGCCGCGCGCGAGCTCGGTATGTCAATGGGTTCCGATGAAAAGAAAAAGGGAATTGGCGCGGGCGACGCAGCGCCGAATGATCTGGAAGGAGGTGATATTGTGAGTAAGGAAGAGTTGGATGCCCTTATGAAGTCGGTGGCGACGATGGCGACTCAGCTAACGCAGGTTACTGAGGTCGTTAAGGGCTTGGAGGCGCGTATAGCAAAGTCGGAATCTACCACGACCGATCCGGTTGTGGACGAAGCGGCTGCTACCGCCGCCGCTGCTGCGGCTGAAAGTGCGAAAGCGGCTGAAAGTGTGGCGCGTACGGAAGGCGCTGCTGCTGCCGAAGCCTCCGCGGTAGAGGAAGTTGCCAAGAGCGTCAAGGCGCTTACGGAAAACGTGACCACGCTGGTCAAGTCGGTCGATGGTGTGTCCACGCGCATCGAGAAACTTGAAAAGAGCGCGCAGACTTCTCGGGCCTTGGACGGAGATACGCCTAAGACTACAAAGAAGCCACTGACCGCCGAAGACCGGCGCAGTCGTGTCGATGCACTCTTGAATACGGTCTTCACGGAGCCTCTTGCTGCCGGGTAGTCCGCGTACGTTACTGTAATCTGCTGCCCTTTCTGCCTATCTGCCTCGTCAAAATCCGCGCCAGCGGTACTACATTTTGGAAGGAGGTGGAAACACATGAATAACATAGGAATCACGCTCTCCCGCGAAGAGCTGGAGTCCATGATCGAGGAAATCGAGGGCAGCGCGAACCTGCCGACCAAGGCTCAACGCCTTCGGAAGGCCGCGGACCCCCTCTTGACCACGGTTATGAACTCCGCGTCTCTGAGCCGAGAGTTGGCGAACCGATTCATCGACTTGACCGTGGAGGAAACCGTACTGTTGAAGATGGTGCGGGTACATCGCACGGACAGTTCATCTGGTGACATCACCAAGTTGAATGTATCGGGGCCGATTACTCGTGGGGCTGGAGAAAACTCCACGTTCAGCGAAACCCGGCGTCCCTCGGATTCCGTCGTGACGTATACGACTGCAAAGTCGGTGTCCGGCATGGACATTACGGGCGAATGGTCTGAGGACAATATCGAAGGGCAGGGCGGTATTAATACCGTCGTGAAGTCCTTCACTTCGGCCATCGGCAACGATATGGAAACCCTTTCGATTGAGGGTGACGACTCGGTGGTGGGTGCGGATGACACGTCGCAGTTGCTTGTGATCAACGATGGGTTCCATGTACTGACGGCAAGTGGCACGGGAACGCATATCGTTGGCGCAGCCGCCAAGCAGTTCAGCTACAAGCTAGCTTCGGACATGTTGCGTGCAATGCCGACGAAGTGGAAACAGAACATTACCAACCTGCGTTGGATGATGAGCTGGGACACAGCGCAGTCGTACGTTGACGAAGCGGCGGCGCGCGGTACGGCGTACGGCGACCAAATCCGGCAAACTGGTAAACTTCCTCCGATCTGCGGCATCCAGCCTGAGATCGTTCCGAAGATTCCCCAGGACTTGACGCTGAGCGGCACGGCTGACTTGAACGGTACGTTCATTTGGCTGTGCGATCCACGCAACTTAATCTACGTCGTCCAGCGTATGTTCAAGCTCGAACGTGAGCGGGTGCCGCGGAAGGACCGTGAAGAGTTTACGGCCCATATGCGGACGGACTTCGTGATCGAGAACACGGACGCCGTGGTCAAGGCTACGAACGTTACGGTTACATCTTCGGCTGCGTACTACGGCGCGTAG